ATTAAACAAAATAGAATTTATATTAAAAATTCAACAAAAGGTACTTTTTTTCAAAACATAAGAGAAGCAAACTATATATTAAATAACAACCCCAATAAAAATGATTTGAAAAAGATTGTATCTTCAATGAATTCATATTTAGGATTGTTTAGAACATATAAAACTTTTAAATTAAGAAAAAAAATGATTTCTTTAATAGATAACAAATTAAATTATATTTCTAATATATATAATTATAAAATAATCTTAAATAAAAAATTATGAATGAAATTCAAATTGGGTCTCAAATATGGTCCACAGAAAATGCAACAATAACAACATTTAGGAATGGTGATGATATTCCATTTGTACCAAATATTAGTGAATGGAATGAATTAACATCACCAGCCTATTGCATAAATGAAAATAATAATTATCTTTATAATTATTGGGTTATTGTTGATAGCAGAAATATTGCCCCTACTGGGTGGAGGATTCCAAATGATAATGATTGGAATGTTCTTATTAATTTTGTTGGAAATCAAGATGTTGCTGGGTATAAATTAAAGTCCATTAATGGGTGGACAGCAACAACACAGAATATGGAAGGTGTTGAAACAACCATTAATTTTGGTGGAACAGATGATTTTGGTTTTAATGCAAAGCCAACAGGGTTTAGACATATGGATGGAAACTTTGCGTTAGATTTGTTATCACCATACTTCACACAAGAATCCATTGATGAAAATTTATGCAAATATGTATTTTTATTTTCAGGAAATGAGTTTGGTAAAGGTGGTATGTGGAAAAAAGATGGTTTTCCAATTAGATTAATAAAGGAGTAATAGTTTTTGATTATTTTTTAGATATTTATATGATAAATAAAAAATAATAATGGCAAATCAAAAAGTATTCGTATCCCCTGGTGTATACACATCTGAAACAGATTTAAGTTTTGTTTCTCAGAGTATTGGTGTAACCACATTGGGAATGGTCGGTGAGACTATTAAAGGCCCCGCATTTGAGCCTATCTTTATCACAAGTTATGATGAATTTCAAACTTTTTTTGGTGGTACATCACCTGAGAAGTATATCAACACACAGATACCAAAATATGAATCTGCATATATTGCCAAGTCATATTTGCAGCAATCAAATCAATTGTATGTTACAAGAGTATTGGGATTATCTGGTTATGATGCTGGACCATCTTGGTCAATAACAACCATTGCAAATGTTAATCATTCAACTGTTGGTTATTCAACTGTTGGTTCTTCTTTCTCAATAGCATTTACTGGAACAACTGGAACAACTGGAACATTTGTTATAACAGGTGGAACATATCCAAATGGTATAACTTTATCAATATTTTCTGGTGACACTTATACAACAAGCAATGGTTCAACATCAACATTTTATGATGACTTAAAGACATTTGCAAATGATGTGGCTTTATCAACTTCATTAACTGGACAAACATCAACTTATGGATCACTACCAGTTAGTGTTTATAACACAATAACAGGTTCAACAAAGTCAGGATTAACTGAATATAATTATTTTGGAACAACAATTCCTTTGGGTAGTGATGGTAAGCCAGCAAATGAAAATGATTTGTGGTATTATGCAACATTTAATGGAACAACTGGAACTGGTTATAGTGGTTATTCATTTTATTACAATACAACCAATTTTAATGTATCAAGTGGTTCATTCACTGGAACGGTAACAGGAAACACTTATGTATTCTCTGGAACAGCATATACAGGTTATAGTGATATGGTTGTTGCAACAGTTAGGTCAAGAGGTATAACAAGTTATTCTTCCACAAATCATGGTCAGATTTATAGTTTAAGTGCTAACACATTAACAATTGATGCAGCAAATAGCACAACCTTGAGTGAAGACCCCTTTGGTACCTTTGTGTTAAGTGGTGGCACAACTGCAAGTTCCAATTTTACATTTAATGTTTCATTAAAACCAACAAATTCAAATTATATAACAAATGTATTGGGAACAGATAATTTTGGCAAGGATAGAAATGATGTGCCAATTTTTGTTGAGGAGCATTATCCAACCTTATTAAATCAGGCTTATAGACTTGGTTATATTAGAGGCTTGAAAACAGATTTAACTTATTTGCCATCAGCAAGAAGTGGAAGTAATACATCAATTGGATGGTATCTTGAGAAATATCAATCCCCAAAGACACCATTTGTGGTTTCTGAATTGAGAGGAAATAAAGTTTATAACCTATTCAAGTTTATTTCCATTTCTGATGGAAGCAATGCAAATACAGAAACAAAGGTATCAATCATAAATATGTCATTCAAGAATAGGACATTTGATGTATTGGTTAGAAGTTATTATGATTCAGATTCAGCACCAGTTGTATTGGAAAAATATACAAATTGTACTTTGGATGAAACACAAAATAGTTTCATAGGCAAGAAGATTGGAACAAGTGATGGCAAATATAATTTAATTTCAAAATATATTATGCTTGAAATGGGAGATGAATTTCCATCAGATGCCATCCCTTGTGGATTTATGGGATATCCCCATAGAAAGTATGGAACAAAATTAACCCCAAGTGTTTTATATAAGACAAGATATTATTATAATAATGAGGTGGTTAATAATGAACCTTTTGCAGCATCAAATACAGTTTCAGCTGATAATGTGAAAAGAACATATCTTGGATTTTCAACAAATTATGGATATGACAATTCCTTATTAAATTATAAGGGAAAGCAAAATCCAAGTAGCATAATTTCAGATGGTTCAGAATGGAATGTGGTTACAAAAGGTTTCCATATGGATTCAGGTGCAACAGTTGTTACCATTGTTAACTCATATACATCAAGTGGTCAGACAGCATTTGAGGTTGGTGCAGGAAGTTTCAATGTTGAACCAGAAGTTAATACAAATCCTTACTACTATTTATATTCAAGAAAATTCACTTTATTGTTTGAAGGTGGCTTTGATGGATGGGATGTTTATTCTGAAAAAAGAACAAATGGTGATACCTATCAGATTGGTGGAACTGACTATATGAGGGGAGCATTATCTGTTCCAGGCAAATATGCAGCAGCAACAGGTCAAGGAACATTTAAGGAAATTACAGAAGGTGATGGAACAATTGATTTTGCAACAACAGATTATTATGCATATCTAAAAGGTATTTTAACATACCAAAACCCAGAATCAACAAATATAAATGTTTTTGTTACACCAGGTATTGATTATGTGAATAATAGCAATCTGGTTGAAAATTCAATTGATATGATTGAATCAGATAGAGCAGATGCCATTTACATTGTTACAACTCCTGATGCAAATTTATTAACAACAAATGTGAATGATGTTATTTACCCCCAAGAATCCATTGTATCCTTGGAGGAAACAAATATTGATTCAAGTTATACAGCAACATATTATCCTTGGATTTTGGTTAGAGACCAAGTTAATAACACCCAAGTTTATATCCCACCAACAGCAGAGGTTTGTAGAAACTTGGCATTAACTGATAATGTGGCATTCCCTTGGTTTGCATCAGCAGGTTATAATAGGGGTTTAGTTAATTCTGTTAAGGCAAGGTTAAAGTTAACACAAGATGATAGAGATACTTTATACCAAGGAAGAATAAATCCAATTGCAACATTCTCTGATGTGAATACTGTGATTTGGGGAAATAAAACCTTGCAAGTTAGAGAATCAGCATTAAATAGAATTAATGTTCGTAGATTGTTATTGCAAGCGCGTAAATTAATCTCTGCGGTTGCTGTGAGATTACTTTTTGAACAAAATGACCAGATAGTTAGGCAACAGTTTTTGGACACCGTAAATCCAATTCTTGATGGAATTAGAAGGGATCGTGGATTGACAGATTTCCGTGTTACGGTTTCAAATGACCCAGAGGATATTGATAGAAATACAATGAGTGGAAAAATATATATTAAACCTACAAGGTCTCTTGAGTTTATTAGCCTTGAATTTGTGATAACCCCTACTGGTGCTTCATTTGAAGATGTATAATGTTTAATTTTTAACACAAAAACCCCCATTTTTTTAATTAGATTTGGGGGTTTTGTTTTTTGGTTTATTTGTGTATATTTATATTCTAAACAACTAGTAGATGGAAAAAAAAGAAAAAAATCCAAAGTATTGGGAAAAAAGAAATTGTGTATGTTGTAATAATGAATTTGAAGTTAGAAAAATACAACCTAATAAATTATGTTCAGATGAATGTAGAAAAGAATGGGGATCTATGGAAGTTAATAGAGTTATTAAATTTGAGGCAACAAAAAAAGCAATAATGCTTAAATATGGAGTTAATTATGCGTCTCAACTTGATTCTGTTAAAGAGAAAATAAAACAAACTTCAATTGAAAGATATGGAGTTGACCATTATATGAAAAATGAAAATGAAAAGAATAGAGTAGTTTCATTATCAAAAAAAGCAATCGAATTGAATAAAGATGAAATTGTTGCCAAGAGAAGTAAAACAAAACTTGAAAAATATGGGGATAAAAATTATAATAATAGAGAAAAATTTAATGGAACCTTAAATGAAAAATATGGTGGGTTTCATTTAAGGTTAGATGAATTTAAAGATAAAGCGAAGAAAACAATGATTGATAGGTATGGGGTTGATAGTTCACTTAAATTACAAAAAACAAAAGATAATATGAAGGCTCATATTTTAGAAAAATATGGAACAAAAACATACCAACAATCTAATCACTATAAGGAAAAACAAGGAAAAATAAGATTAGAAAATGTTAGGAGTAGAATGGCTAATTTGGATTTAATTTTAATAAATGATGAAATTGAATCAAAAGGTGTTGCACAATTAAAATGTGTAAAATGTAATAGCATATTTGAACATACTCAATATTTTAGAAATTATACAATAAAATGCCCAGTTTGTAATCCAATTGTTAGCAATAATAATTTAAATGTTTTTTTTGAGAAAATAATGACTAAATACAATATTGAGTTCATCAAAAATAATAGAACAATAATTAAACCATTTGAATTAGATTATTTTTTACCCCAATATAACATAGCATTTGAATTAAATGGTAATTATTATCATTCTGAATATGGTGGGGGAAAATTAAAAGGTTATCATATAAATAAAACAAATTTATGTAAAAATAAAAACATAAAATTAGTTCATATTTTTGAGGATGAAATTATTCATAAGCCAGAAATTGTTGAATCAAAAATTATGGCATCAATTGGTAAATCACCAATAGTTATACCAGGAAGAAAAACAGAAGTTAGGGATATTTCAAATGAAGATATTTCAAGTTTTTTAAATGAAAATCATATACAAGGAAATATATCATCAAAAATAAAAATTGGATTATATTATGACAATAAATTGGTTTTTGTTTCAGCATTTGGAAAACCAAGAATGGATAAGGATAAAAATTCTTATGAATTATATAGATCTTGTTCCATAATTAACACATCTGTTATTGGGGGTTTTGGAAAATGTTTGAAGTTTTTTATTAACAAATATAATCCAAGTAGAATTATATCATATGCTGATATAAGATGGTCAGGTATTGATATTGATAATAATATTTATAAGAAAAATAATTTTGATTTTGTTTCAAAGACACCCCCCAACTATTGGTATGTGTATAAAAAAAATTATCAAAGTAGATTGCATAGATACCAATTTAGAAAGAATGTATTAGTAAAAGAAGGTTTTGATATAAATAAAACTGAATCTGAAATAATGTTTGAAAATGGTTATGATAAAATATGGGATTGTGGTTCATTAAAATTTGAATTAAAACTACATCAAAATGACTAACTGGTGCTTCATTTGAAGATATATAATGATGATTATATCCATCATTAAATACCATAATGGTTGATAATGATGGATATTTCCAACAAACCCCATTTCTTTAATTAGATTTGGGGTTTTTTTATATGTTATGAGCAATTACTTTACTTTAGTTATGTCAAGTATTATTTTTATATATAATATATAATTTAATGAAAAAAAATACTTTACCAAAAAACAACCCCAATGTTGCAATGTATATTGCATTTGGATTATGGGGTTCATTTTTATTGGGGGTAATATATACCCCAAGCAAAATTAAATATGAAAAACAATCTTATCTCCCAATAATTCAACAAGAAACA